TTGAGTAGTAGTGGCTTCTTGCCTGATTTGCATAAGACAATCCACCCTCCCAGAAAAAGTTTAGGTATGAAAGTCCATCACTTCCAGACCCATCAAAGTAATCTAAAAGCAAACCATTGTTTTCAAACAAAGCTTGGTCTATGTACAATATATCTCCGCTAGCGGCTGTGCTCCAGTCCAGCTCTACAGTTGCGTACGCTGCATTGTTCGGCGCAGTTGCTGTTACATAGGGTCTGCTCCAAGATCCACTAGTTGCAGTTACGGCTGTTCCTAAAGAGGAACTTAATAAATTATAGCCCAAGTCGTACCAGTTAATAGTTGCCGTGACTGTCTCAGTAGTTGAGTTTGGTTGCACATAAATACTAAATGTGTAAGAGGTTTCTGGGTAATAAATGTTACACATTTCAGAGGTGGTAGTTCCATCCCAGGACTTAAGGGTTACAGAAGACCCAGAACTAGTTAGCTTTAAATTTGTACTTTGCGAGTAAGCTGTTCCAGTTGTTGGTGCAATTGATGCTTGATCAGTGGCGGTAACAGCAAATCTAAATGTTTTTAGACTTACTGACGTAATTGTTCTAGCTCCATTATAGTTGGCTGATGTAATTCCTGTTCCAGACAAATTTGATATGTAAACAGTGCTTCCAACTTTTAAACTATGTGGCAAAGCTAAAGTAACAGTTGCTACGTTTGAGGTTATGTATGTATTTGTAATTGTGTACGTAACTGCAGTTGGTGAGGCATAGGTGCTATCAGAAGACACAGACCCGGTACCTACCGCTGTCCAAGGACTAGCACCTAATGTAAAATTAGGATTTGTTAATTCGTTAATTCTATTTGCTTTAAGAGTTATGTGTAATTGACGAGCCTCATCAAAAGCTGTGGGTGTCGCGCCAGAAGACGTAATTTCAAATTGAGCGCAGTCAAAATAATGTCTTTCATTTGTGCTTGCTGCGCCTACAGAAGCTACTGATATTGCTGGGTAAGCGTACGCTGCATTAGAAGGGGCAGCATCTGTTACGTATGGGCGTACTGAGTTTGAAAAAGTTGTTGTATTATCTGATACAGCAGTTCCATTTGATGTGCTTATTAAGTTTCCAAATCTGTCAAACCATTTAATGCTAGCGGTTACGTTTCTTGCGGTTGTTGCTCCTTTAGAGGCGTAAACACTAAACGTATAGTAGGTTCCTGCAAATACAGGAATTCCGTAACCTATGTCTACTTGATAGGGGTTGGCGTAACCTGCTGAAAAGTCTCCACAAGAAATTCCAATTGTTTGAGCTGTAGTATTAGTGTTGCTTAAAACTGCAAGCCCATTAGTTTTATTAGGAAACATTGATGGGGCTGTAGGCTCTGACCAAGGCGCAGGAACAGGCGTTAATACGCCACTATATGAGCTTGTTATTGGGTTATACGAAGAGGTCATAGGTAGGTCAGTTCCTGTTAAAGCAAAGCTGATCTTTGTATAATCATAGTAAGTGTATTTACCTGTGTAGTCGTTGTGTGTGGACCCAGATACGTTTCCTACCGCAGTTATGGTTAATGGCGTACTGTGGTTAAATAAAGGGTAGGCCAAACCGCTTATAAGTATTTGGTCACCAACTTGGTATTGAACGTTAGGGTTTACGTACACACTTCCAACATTAGATGTTAAAGACACAGCATAGATAGAAAGGGTGCTAATTTGAGCAAGATTTGTTGATGTGTTTGAAATATGCCAATGACCAAGGCCTTCTTCAAAAGACGAATCATTATAATCAAGCATAAGATTATGTCCGCTAACCACTCCTTGGACATTTTGATTTGGAGCGCTAGAGCTTCCAGGAACTGACCATCCTGAAAAGTCTTTAAGGTAGCTAACTAATCCTTCTTTACTTCCACGCATTTGGTTTAAACGAATTGAATCTCTTAATAAAATTCTATTTTGTTTTAGACCAATTGCTGACTCATACGTGCAGCCAAACTGGTTCATCATTGTTGGGATTAAAGTTCCACTAGTTATTTCAGTATTATATCTGTTAGATAAAGACTCAATAAAAGACTGAGTATAATCAAGTTGAAATCCAAAGTTAGCTAAAAATCCATAAAGAGTTTGATTATCCCAATCTGTTGAAGCCGGGTATGGTTGGGATATTTTATAAATTTCTGGAAGGTAATTGTACATATTGTCTGTAGCGTTAAAGTTTTTAACTGATAAAGCTACAACGTTTCCAGCATTAACCCAATTGTACTGATCGGTATTAAAAAGAAAAATAGAGTAGTAGTAAAAACGCCCTTCAACAAGGTTTGAATCAAAATAGACACCAGGATCAGATCCGTTGTTGTAAATATTTAACAACTGATTTCCGTCCCAAGGGTCAATTGGAAACCCATATGAGTTTCTCACAAGGATTAGTTGAGTCCACCCTCCATTAGGGTCCGACCAATTTAAGGTTATAGTTCCATAGTTTGTTGGTGTTGCAGTAAAAGGGGCAACGCTGTAATTAGTGGCATTATCTGAACCATAATAGGAAAGGCCGTAGTAATCAATACCGTAACGAGACATTTATTAAATACCCCCAGATGGACTTATAGTTAGTGCGCCAAGTGCAAAGGAAGATGAATATTGAATCATTGGAATTTCATTGGGGAAGCAAACAATGTCATTAGTAGCTAGTACTGTTATGTATCCAGACACAGAAGCGCTAGCTATATTTGGATTAACAAGCACGTATGATACTGTGCTTGTTCCAACCGCTGTTACAACAAATGTTCCATTATAAGGATCGGGTAAGTTTAAAACTTCAATTGTTTGACCTACCACAATATTGTGAGGGATTGAGGTTGTAAGTGTGACAACATTAGAGGTTAAAGCCGCGGTAGTTATATTAAAAGATTGATCTTGATCCGCTCTAACCATTTTTACAATTTGAGAGTACGCCACTCCATCAACGGAGTTTATAACGTTGTACATTGTTCCTACTGAGACTGTTTGACCAAAAAACACAATGCTAGGATCTAGCAAATTGTTAATTGCTTGAGTAACGTTAGCTACAACGGAGGCTTGGGTGTAGGTAGGCAAAACGGTAAGATTTATTACTAAATTTATGCCAACCCAATATGGTGGTTGAAAAACCACGCTAGTACTTCCAGGCACTTTGTTTTCAAAATATGTTGATAAAAGTCCAGCTATACCATAAAAAGCATTAGTAGGGGTAGAGTTATCACTTGCCACCCCAGGATCGCCTTCAGGCAAAACATACACAGTAACTGCGTTGTAAGTGTTTGCATATCCAATTGCGCTGCTTACACCTACAATTTGAGAAGCTAAATATCCGTAGTCATCTACAGATACAGCTCTATTTAAAGTTCTAACACTTAATGGGGCGTTAACTCTTATAGAATCTGTGCTTTCTACATCGGCGCCTCCTGTTGCCGCCGCAGATACGTCTCCGTAAGAAAGGTTTAAAACAGATACGCCAGAAGGTACAGAGGAAGATCCAGGCCAAGATACTATGTATTGTATTGCGCCAGATTGGACATTTCCTGCAGCTCCCGCTCCAACTCTATATGTAACAAAAATTGTTGCACCTGTAGGTGGAATGCGACCGCTAATTCCATCTCCAAAAGTTATTGTAGTTATATTGTTTTCATCAATTTTTGCAGAAAATACAGGATCATACCCAGAGTAGTCAGATAAATAATTAACTTGTTGATATGAGGTGCCGCTAATTGTAACTTTAATACTATTTGCAATAACATTTGTATCAGGTAACTGATACGTCTGATTAACCGCTCCAGTAGAAACACCAAGGCCGCTTGATGGGGATACCGTATAGCCCTGAGTCGCAGTTAGTAAGTAAGATCCAGGAGATCCTCCACTAGCTGCGGGAAGTGTGTACGACCCATCAGAAGTCTCAGAGTTAGGATCAACTTCAAATATAATTTGAGAAGAACTGCCCGATCCAAAAAGAGTGCTTGATTGAGATGTGGCTACTTGAGTTAGGGCGGGGATGGTTACTGGGTAAATGCTATTATTTAAAAATGTAAGAAAAACTGTAGAAGCGGTTGAAGGGCTAGGAGTGTAGCCTAAAATATTTGCAAAGTCTAAAACACTTTGACGTTGAGTAGCTGTTGTAATTAAAGCCTCATTAGCAGTTCTATCAATATAATAGTTTAATATGTCCCCCATATACGCAAATAGCTCAATTAGGGTCATGCCAAAGTCAGCAGGGTTCCTATTTGTCCAATTAGGGGAAAAGTTAGGAATAAGATTTGTCATATCAGAGGTTAACGACGAATAGTCTCTTGACGTGTAATCAATAGACGGAATTATGTAATTATTACTTGACATTTGGGATCTCCGATACTATATTTCCTGATTGTTGTAAGGTGGCTGACTGGATAGTTACTGTGTCTAAGTCGTAAGGGCCGTACGAATAGTTAACAGTGACATTTAATATACTTTCTACCGTGTCTATTGATACATCAACGCTTTTTAAAGACAATTCAGGAAGCCATTTAGAAAATCCAGCTTGAACTTCGTGTTGAATTAGGGTTATAGCTTGAGGGTCATTCTCAAAAGTTGCACGACGCGCATTAGTACCAAAGTTAGGCCTCATTACCCGCTCACCAATTAAGGTCATTACTACTAACACAACTCTGTCTTGCCATATTTTTTTAATATCAGAGGTAAACGCCACAGACCCATTTAAGTCAAATGAAAAAGGTAAAGATATTGCTATCTCATTCATAAACCTACTCCCATCCATATAGGGTAATTAGGGTCTCCAGCAACAAACATTATCCATACTTTTTGACCAACACTGGGTACAGTTCTATGAAGTGTGTGCTCGGGCGGGGTTGAGTACCCATCTAAGTACTCTAACTCTTGTTCAACTTCTTTTTCTACTTTGTCGTTCCATTTTAAAGTTGTATCGGCTGTAGTTACATGCGGATGGTACAAATTTCCATCAGCAGAGTGGTTGTTATTGTGACTTAAATCAAAACTAAAAGAGTGAGTGTGCCCGTCCGTACCGCCAGAACCTGTGGTTCCAGAGTATACGTGGTCGTCATGTCCGTAAAATTGTCCAGCAATGTAGTTAATACTATGAGCTTGATGGTCTGGGTGATTAGAGTTATCTGTAACAGGCAGGCACGGCAAGATCCAATCTGTCTCTTCATTCCCTAGTACCTGAGGCACTTTAACTTTAATTTTGTACTTTGAGTCAAACCCCAATAAAATATCGTAGTTTTGGGTACAAATCCCCTCATAAATGCCATAAAAGCGCTTATCGTATGTCATAGTATTGTAGGTATCCCACTCTGTGCTGTTGAGGTAGTAGGTATTGTACTAGAACTTCCAGGAGCTTCAGGACTCAAATTTGGCGTTTGTGTTACCCATTTTGAACCAGATAAAGCTGAGCTTTTTGGTCTAGTGGTTATGTCACTATACTTACCTGTGGTTTGGGGCCCAGAGTTAGGGCTTGTAGTTTGAAGGACAGTTTTGGGTACGGTTACCGATTGTTTACCCCCAGCTGTTAAGTTTCTAGTAGGAGTGGCAGATGGTTTTAGTATAAGTTGGTTATCCGTCCAAGTAACAGCGGCACCCAAAGAGTCCGAACCCACAGTCATAGTTGTAGTATAAATGTACGCATTTCTAACTTTTTCTACAATTTTGTGCTCAGTTGATAGAATGGTCCAAAATCCAGAGTAGTAATCATCCAAGCCATCTAGGTATACAGGTAGATCAGGTCTAAGCTGGCAACTTCCCATAACCTCTACAACTGCCCTATAAGGGAACGCCGCTCTAGCGTCTGCAGCCTCAGCCTCATATTTAGCTGTAGCAATATCGGGAGCAACTACGTGTGTGTCATACCTGTCAAAAAACTCGTCAGAAGTTATAGCTCTTGTTTTAAGATTTCTTTTTTGCTTAGTCTGAGACATTTCAGTAGTTGACGGATTATCTAACCCTGAAATAGTTACAGAGTGCTTTGACTCATCCCCGAGAGGTAGGTTTTCTCCAGTCATAGGGGTAAAAGAGTAAATTGTTGATCCTTTTGGGTCATTAGGCTCTCTTAGAATGAAAGAAGGCGCGGAAGCTCTGAACGAGGTATAGTCGTCCATAATAGGTTGAAAGTACAGTTCTGTGTTTTGAGTGCGAAGTGTGTAGCCAGATTGTTTAGCAAGCCTTACCATTAACTCCCAATCGCTGTGACCAGCTTGAGATATATGAGGGTATATCCTAGGGTGAGGTACGGCATAGCATCCAAAATTATGGTCTTTAGCAATTTTTTTAATAACCGAGTCCGCGGATAAATTTTTATAAACTTTTTGTTTTTGGTTTTTCATAGACATAGATGGGCTGATTGCCACAACCTCTGTTATAAATGCTCCACTAGATCGGTCAACGTTTATATGATGAACATACCCATAAAATGTACGTGAGTCATTAAGGTTTGACTTTAAATCAATTTGTACAGGGGATCCTGGAATTATATTGCTGTACTTAACATTCCAATCTCGAAATTTAACAGAGGCAATTTCATGTTGGTATCTGTTTTGCTCAAGCTTAAACTCATATATTTCTTGAGGTTGGTCAGTTACATTAGGAAAAGTTACTTTAATTAAATTAGACACGAGGGATCCTTAATACTGTTCCCACAGGAATATTGTTTATGTCTTTAATTTGAGGGTTGTACTCAAGAATCATCCACCAATAACTTGGGTCTTGATAGTAATCAAATGCAATTTCATCAAGCCTCTCTCCATAAGTATATGTGTGGTTAAAGTAGCTAATATTTGATTTAGTGCTCATATTCCAAAAAACAATTGGATTTAAATCAGTATTTTTTAAAGATGTTTGAACAAAATCAACAGTACTGTTTTGGTACCTAGACCCAATACGAATAGCCATTTATACTCCTTAAGCCTGCAAATTAGATAGAGAGAAAATACTAAAGTTTAAACTTACAGTGGTCTCAATAGGGATCATGTCTTCTGTAAACATTGTATGGTTTACCTGTATCTGGGAGCACCATCCAATATAAGAAAGGCTATCTGTATTTGGCCCAAATCGCATTGCAATTGCATTAGGGGTTAAAAATGCTAGATCAGCAGTTTGTCTTCCTAATGCGTTTGTCCAAGGCGTAGCCGTTGTTCCTTTACCGTTTACCATTCTATAGATATACTCTACATCGTGCATTGTTCCTAATTTGGTTAGTTCAACCAGTTTATCTCCAATGCCAACAGGCTTTGTAGGTGTGGATGGGTAGCCATTTCCTGTATAGTAATTAGCAAATTGAGCAGTTAAGGCCTCAGGCGCAGCTCCATTTGACCAATCGTATGCTCCTCTAAAACAGGCAAAATCGTTTTGTCTATTAATATAGATATCAACTGCTACTTGCTCTAATCCAGTAAATAGGCCGCCAACAGCAGCATACTTATCTGTTATGTTTGGAACAATGTTTTGGTTTAAAGACACAGAGTTTTCTAAGTTTTGAGGATTGTAAAGGAACTGAAACCCGTAAGCCCCATCTATTTTAGTAGAAGTGCTGTCTTGTTGAAGTTGCACAGAGTTACTTGCTGTAGTGTTTGATGAGTATTGCCATTGCCACATAACTCCTCTTCTAAGAGCGTCAGAGACTTTTCTAGGGGTATTGACTCCAGTTTCTAAGTTACTAGGGTCTACAGGCAAGCTCCATTTATGCGGAGGTAAATTAAAATCTATATTAAAAGGGGTAGACGCTTGTTTAGCTGTTATTGAAGGCGGGGGAGGGGTTGTTCCTCCACTATTACCTCCTAATACTTTTTTTCCATTTTTATCTACATAGCTTTTTGAGTTAGTAACTATTTGAGAGTTTAAAGTGCCAATAACTTTATTAAGGTAGCCTACTATGTCAGAAATATTTGCAACATCGTTTCCATTACTGCTTAGATTAGTTCCAGAAATGCCAGTGCTAAGTCCGCTAGTGTACCCGTATTGAGAATCTGTAGTTGCTTGGTGAAAAAGCGCATATTGAGGGTCGCTAATTTGCCAAGCTTGCCCTAATGGTCGAGACGCGGCGGGTAAAGCTAATAAATTCCAAGCTTGATTGGGCCCCCACGTACCAGAGGCTCCTACAGTAACTAAATAGGTAGCTATTTCACCATAAAAATTAATTTGTTGTTGTAGCGCTGCATTAGTAGTGTGGGCGGTATTTGATTTAGCTATGTTTGTAGCTGTTGTTGAGGCTGTGGTTGCAGCTAATTGTTCTGCTTTTGCTTTCATTAATGCAGGGGTCAACGCAGCATCAGAAACTCCATTATTGTACGCTCCAGCCATTACGAAACTCCAATCTGAGCTTTAATATTTTCTGCTTTAAGCGCTTTTTGAACAGCGTCAACCAATTGCTGGCTATTCATTTGGGTTCCACTAATATTTATAGAAACCCCACCATAGTTATGGTTAGTAGAGGTTGTAGGTTGAGCTCCACCAGAAGCCCAGCTTCTTAAATCTTGAGCCATAGCGTTCATTGTAGCTACATCAATAGTTTTAACAGCGTTTGAAGTTTGAGGGGATTGGTTTGTTGTTCCAGAAGACGATCCACCAACAGTTTGCCCTTTATAATGCCCAGCATCCCAGCTAGAAGATTGCATTAATTTAAGAAAATCTTTTTGAGATTTTCCTCCACCTACAAGGGCATTTACTAAATCTGTATACCCGCGAGATTTAGCGTCTGCACCTGTTAATGTGCCGATAGTTGCTTCAAGACCTTGTTGCCAAGATTTATAAGCTTGTACACCCCCAGTAGAAGGGTCTTGATAGTCTTTACTACTTTTAGGCAACAAAGAATTAAAGTTTACAGACCCCTTTAAACCGTAAGAAGTATTAAGCGGGTTGTATTTAGCAGTGTTGTTCCAGTTACCGCCTTCTTTACTTTCCCACATTGTCACGTCAGCTATGCTTTGATCGGTCGGTGTGCCGCCCAAACCTTTAATAAGAGCTTTAGCAAAATCTGCTTGACTGGCTATCTCTCCGCCAGCTTTTAATTTACCTACGCCTGTCTGTCTGTTAAGACCAGTCAACATGTGGTTAGGTATAACCATTCCATCAGTCTGTGGCACAAACAGTTCAGGGCCTTTTTCACCAACAATGTAAGGTTTTTTAGCGTCTGCAGGACCGCCAGTTTCTAAGAACCCTAAAAATGGAAGAATCTTTGGCAATAACTTTGTTAATATGTTTCCGCCAACAGTTCCTACGGCAGTAGTTAGCGCTCCCCCACCAATTCCTTTTACGCCTCCTGCAAAAGATGAAATGCCAGCTAATACTTTAGTTAACGGTCCAGCAGCATTTGCAAAGTTGTTTAAACCAGCGGCTAATGCAGCAGATCCAGCAAATCCTCCTGCCTGTGAAGCAGCTGTAGTTAAAGCCAAACCTGTTTGAGCGGCTGTTTGGCTTGCAAGCTCGTTTACAGTCCCTGAGGATATGCCAAGTTTTTGAGCTTCAGTTCTTGTTAACGTGCTTAGTGGCGCGCCGTTCATACGGGTTTTTGCAATAAGGCCGTCGCCAACCACTTTCATGGCTAGTGGGTCATTATTAAGCAAATTGCTTAACATGTTGTATAAAGCCCCGCCTGGTTGCATAGATACTTGAATGTCTTGTACAGTAGGTTTTGAATTAAATTTAAGAAGAAACGCCCAAATTTGATCGGTAACTTTATCCCAACCTAAAAAGTCACCATTAGCGGATCGCATATTAATGCCAATAGTTCTTAGCATATTTACTGTTTGAGGATTATTAAGGGATGCTTGTGCCTGCACTCCACCAGTAAGCCCTAAACCAGGTTCTAATATAGAAGCAGTACTTGCTCCTTGCAAAATTTGATTAAAGTTTTTATACCCACCAAATCCTGCTGCCTGAGCCTCTGAGATAGCTTGTGTAGAGTCTGCAGCGCTGGTTGCAATTCCTGTATGAGCTAAACTACTTGACAAAGCTGCAACGTTTGCTCTTTGCCCTGCAAGTCCTCCAACCGACCCGCCTAGTCCATAAAAAGAAGCACGTCCTAAAAGCTGATCTAAAGTTACAGCTTGAGGAACTCCAGGCAAAGCTGATTGAATAGTATTAAGTGCTAAATTAGCAGTAGCTAAGTTAGAACCTACAGAGGTTGCTATGCTTGCTATTCTATTGTTGTTATTGCTTGAGGAGCTTGAGCCAGGCGGCTCTTGCCCCCCACCATTTACATCATTATTGTTTCCAGATCCGCCAGACCCTCCGCCTCCACCGCCTGACGAAGGCGGGGCTGGAGGGGTAGGTGGTCGTACAGACACTTGATTAGCTGTAGATATAGGCTTACCGTCTGGACCTAAAAGGGCCTTACCCATATTAGTAAAGGAAGATTCAAGCTGTTTTACTTTAGGAAGAAGTGTGCTCTCAATTAAACTAACAAGGCTTAATAGCTCATTTTTAATAGCCGCAATGGAGTTGGTACTAATACCAAACGCCGATTTAATGTCAGCCATTATTATCTCCTGCCTCTTTTAGCTCTTTCAATCCAGTTTAATCTTTCTCTTACAGATAATTCTTTAATATCTGCTAGAGTCCAACCAGTAAAACTTCTTGTTAAAAACTCATATTGATCTAATAAATTCTCGTAATCCGAGTCTTTATAAACGAAACAAATCTACAAGACTAAGTGGTAGCGCCATTAGCTCTCCACATGCCTTGCAGGTCTTGCTCACCTCCCCTAGGCGTGGGCCTGGGTTACGGCTAATAATTTCTTCTACAATCTTTGATCGGTCTGCCATGCCCATGTTGAGAACAGTGCTTGCTCCAATAGAAGGCATATTATTTACAGATCTAACACATCCAGCTAGCAAAATAGTATTTAACTCAGAAGGGGTTTTATCAGAATTCTCTAATAATTTTTTTTGAGTAATTCCTGTAGGAAGTGAGACAACCGCAATACCTTTTCCTGTTTGCACAGTAAATGTGCGGTCAGCCACGGGGTCTTCTAGTTCTTTAACAGGAACATCTTCATTAAAATCAATAGTAGTGACCTGGCCTTCTCCACAGCTTGCGCAAACCACGTTATAGTCAACTGTGTTACCAAAGGTAACTCTTCGGACTCCAAGAAGGATAGCGTCTCTGTCCCCAGACAATAGAGCGTCTAGGTCTTCACGGGTAGCGTCTCTGGAACCGATTTTTACAAGCCCTCGTTGAAGTAGGATATTAAGAGCTTTACCTGTGCTAGTTGCTTTGGCAATTGCCTCTTCATCTACACCATTAAGCTCTCTAACTTCTGCCTTTTTAACTAGTTCTCCACTGCTTTCTATAAAACCGCCTGGAAGATTAACTTCAGGTCCTAGAGGAGCCTTAGTCTCAATGACTTGTTCTGGCTCCTCTAGCGCCTGCTGAGCGAATTTGTTTACGAGTTCTGCGTCAGTAATTATTTCTGCCACTTATTGTTCTCCTTATAAGTTATGTATTAGTATTGTGATGCGGCGTTAAATCCATCTGCTGTTTGGCCAGAACCAGTGACAGCATTAGCGGGATTTAAGTAGTAAACAGATAGACCTTCATGGGTTAGGGTCATACTCTCAAACAAGATAGATCCATTGGTAGCATCTAGGTCTGTATAGTTTAAACCAGTGATAAACGCATTATGAATTTTAAAAGCCATAAGAGGAAAATCACTGTTCATATTAGTATTTGGGTGATCGTTTACTGTGATATAAACGTCTACACGGAAGTTATTAGCTCCTGTTCCAAAAGGTCCGCCACTGTTTAGGCCTGAACCCTGTGCTGCAGCAAACAATCCGCGCATCCAAACCATAGCTTGATCATTGCCATAAACAACGCCTCGGCTAAATTGAATTGGTTGAAACGTTGTCATACCAGGCATTTGGTGAACGGTAGTGTTGAAGCCACCTTCACGATAAGTGATATTTTGAGTGTTGATAGAAAGGCCGCTGATAGTAGTAAAGCCGCCCTGCCATCCATTGGATGTACCATTAGGGTTACCTACTGTTGAATCAGAAGTATCAACAATACGTGAATCAAAAGGTGCAGCATCTCCAGTTTTTACAAAGCTAGCTCGAAATCGAAACGAGCGTAGCGGGTCAGTAGCAATACTAGAGTAAAGCTGATTGAGTGTTGTTGTTGCCATTATTGGTTATCTCCTTACCCTTGTGTGATGGTTGTTCCACCATCAAACTGGCCGATGTTGATTACTACGAATTCAGCTGGGCGCTGTAGGGCAACACCAACTTGAATATTTACATACCCATTATCAATAGCTGATTGAGTGTTGTTGTCAGAATCGCATTTAACAAAGAATGCGTTTGATGCTTGTGATCCTGCCAAACCGCCTTGACTCCAGAAAGAAGTTAAGAAATTGCTTACTGTTGCATTTATACGAGCCCATAGACGCGAGTCATTTGGCTCAAAGATAGCAAAACGAGTTAGATCTGTAAGAGACTTTTCAAGGTAGATTAAGGTACGTCGTACAGGAACATACTGAGTGACAAATCCAGGTTGTAGAGTGCGTGAGCCAAACACAACAATTCCAGCGCCTGGGATGTAGCGAATGGCGTTTACTGGTGCAGCGTCTGAGTTAAGTGCGTCTAGGTTTGCACTTGATAGAGAAGGAACAGATACAGCTCCTGCAACTCTAGACCCTAAACCAGCAGGGGCTTTAAAGACTCCTCGTGAGGCGTCAGTTGCCGCATAAATTCCCATTACAGCTCCTGCAGCTCCAACTGTCTTTGTAGAAGTTGAAGGCGCTCCAACTCCAGCGGTTGGATCGGAAATTGTAATTTGTGGGTAGTAAACAGCTGCGTATGATGAGGATGTATAGCTCTCAGATAAAATCAACTGGCTAGCTGGATCAATTGTAACTCCATCACTTAGAGCGCTTGTTCCAGCCGCTCCAGTATAAGAAGTTGCATCAATAACTACAAATGAGTCAGTTCGACCAGATGCATATGAGATAGCTGAGTTAATTGTTGAAGCATCTGTAAAGCCAGCAACGTTAATCAGTAAAGAGTTTTGAATAGTGTCAAATGGGCTTGGTGAGCCAAACGCAGCAGCTACAATTGTTGACCCTGTTACAACAGATCCGTCTGAATAAGAAGTAAGAGCGATATTAGTTTGTG